GTGCTCGCGCCCGCGTGGGTGTGGACCGAGGACCCCAAATATCAATTCATGAGCGCATCGTTCGACGACGGTAACGCTCGCCGGCACTCGATCTACACGCGCGTGGTGATGGGGTCGCGCTGGTATCAGGAACGCTGGGGCAACGTGCTCGCCCCCGGCGACAACCCCAAAGAGTACTACACCACTGCCGGCGGATATCGATTCACGACGTCCGTGCGCGGCAAGGGCACCGGCCGACACTGCGACATGTTCTCTATCGATGATCCGGTCAAGGCTGCTGACGCTGCGCGCGTGAGCGACGCCGCGCTGGGCAAGATCCTGGAGGAAGCCAACAACTGGCTTGGTAACACCGTGGTCTCGCGTCGCTCTGGCCCGGAGCAGCGTATCTCGCTGATCATGCAGCGTCTTCACGCGATCGACCCGAGTGCCTATCTCATGCGCACGCTTGGAGGTGTGAACCTCTGCCTCCCTGCGCTGTTCGAGCGACACCGCCGCTGCGTTACGCCGTTCGGCGGCGACCGCCGCACGGTCGAGGGTGAGCCGCTGACCAAGCGTTTGCCAAAGTCTTCGCTGGACAAGATCGCGGCCATGAACGGCGGGTGGGGTTCCCTCGTCGTGCGCGCCCAGCTGCAGCAGGATCCCACCCCCGGGGGTGGCACGCTGTTCAAGCGCGATCGGTTCGGGCTGTTCCGTCCGAGTGATCACAAGTTTCGCGAGCGCATATCCGTGCTGTCCGTGGACTGCACATTCAAGGAAGGTGGCGATACCGACTACGTTGCAATCCAGGTGTGGACGTACGAGCCCGGCGTCGGGTTCTATTGCTGGTACTCACACACCGAGCGCATGGGGTTCATTGACACGCATGCTGCGATCCGGGCTGCGTTGCAGGCATTCCCGTGCACCCACGTTCTGATCGAGGACAAGGCCAACGGCCCCGCGATCATCGAGACGTTGCGAGCGGTGTTCCCGGTGGTCCCGTGTGACCCCGCTGGTGGTAAGACCGCGCGCGCCCGTGCGGCGTCGTTCCACGTCGAGGCTGGCCGGGTGTACCTGGCCGAGGGCGCGGGCTGGGCCGAGGACGTCCTCACCCAGGCCACCGCGTTCCCGCGCGGCGAGCATGACGACGCCGTGGACGCCATGACCCAGGCCGTGTTGTGGCTGGCGGCGCAGTACGGCTACGCGGAAGACTGGGCCCAGGCCGTGGACGGCTGGGACCAGGAGCAGACCGCGCTGCTGACCGACCCCCGTGCCGTGTGGGCCCAGCTCTACCGGCTGACCGCCGGGACGTAGGCCGCAGGCCCCGGGCGTGGTAGGCTCCGGGGATGGCATCTTCCCTGCGCTGGACCTGTTGGCCCCTGTGGGCCCTGCTGTGGGCCTTGGCCTGTGGGCACCAGCCCCCGACCCTGCGGGAGTCCGTCCAGGCTGGACGCGAGACCGCGGCGGAGCTCGCAGAGCACTGCGCCACGGCGCGGGCCCTGGTGCGCACCGAGCTACCCCCGGACCTCGCTCGCGCGTGCGAGGCCGTGGACGTTCTGAACGAGGGCGCAGCGGGCGCTGGCGGCCGTGGCGAGTAACGACTCGGACCACAGGGACGACGCGCTGGCCTCGGGCGTAGTGGCCCAGCTGGCGGCCCAGGTGTACCAGCGCGCGGATAGCTGGATGAACGCCATGATCGGCCTGGGCGGCGCCCGCGACAAGACCGCGGCGACCTCCTACGCTGCGTGCTTCAAGGTCCTGGGGTTCCAGGAACTGACCGCGATGTTTGCGACCGAGGGGCTTTCGCGGAAGCTGGTGGACCTGTACCCGCGCGAGGCGTTGCGCCCTGGCTTCGAGCTGGGCGGGTGGTCAAAAACGCGCGACCAGGACACGGAGTCCGCGGTGACCAAGTTTCTTGAGCCGTTCAATGTGCTGCGGACTCTGATGACGGCCGCGATCTGGGGCCGTCTCTACGGCGGCTGCAAGGTGTGGATGGGCAGCACCAGCGCGCGCGTGGACCTCACCACACCGTTCGTTCCGGGCGAGCCGGTGGACTTCCTGCGTGCGATCGATCGCCGGTTCATCGACGCCACGACCATGTCGCCGGACAATCTGGACGTGCTGGGGAACCCCATCATGTATCGGGTGAGCCTCATAGATGGCGGGGCCACGATCGATATCCACAAGAGTAGGCTAGTGCATTTCGGCGGCGCGCTGACTGACGAAATGACCAAGCGTTCACTCGCGGGATGGGACTTGAGCGTGCTGCAGGTTGCCTACGATACGCTCGCCTCTGATGGGGAGCTCTGGAAGTCCACGCGCCTGCTGGTCAGCGAGGCGTCCGTGGGCGTCATGAAGATTAAGGGACTTTGGTCCCTAATCGCAGGTAAGCAGAAAGAGCGTCTGACCTCGCGCCTGCAGATCCAGGCGATGTCCCGCAGCGTTGCCCGTAACATGGTCCTGGACGCGGACGGCGAGGACTACACGCGCGTAAACACCACGTTCGCTGGTCTGCCGGATCTCAACGACAAGTCGCTACAGCGCATTGCGGCGGTGGCCGAGATCCCCGTAGCGTTGCTCGGACAGCAGGCGAGCGGCCTCAACGCGGATGGGTCGAGTGACATTGACTGGTGGCTGCAGCGCGTGGACGCCTACCGTGTACAGGAAATAGAGCCCGCCGCACGCCAGATCGTGATCGCACTGCTGTCCCAGCCGGGTAGCCCTGTGGCGGCGCAGGCGCAGGACACGTCCCTGAAATGGGGGCCGCTGCACCAAATGTCGCCGAAGGAACGCGCGGAGATCTACTCGCTCACGGCCAGCGCGGATGCCACCTATCTGGATAAGCAGGTGTTGCTGCCCGAGGAAGTTGGCCTGTCCAGGTTCGGCGATGATGGGTATTCGCAGGAGACCGAGATCGATCGCGACCTACGCACGGAAGCGTTGGAGCACTCGAAAGAGCACATGCTGACCGCCGCCGAGGAGGGCCCGCCCGACCCTGCGGACACGCTGCCCGAGGACGGTTCGGAAGAGGACCCGGAGGAAGCTCCGGAGGACGGCGAGGATGAGGGGAAGCGCGCGGACGCCGTCGAATTCAATGAGGCCGACCACACCCGGGCCGAGAATGGTGAATTTGGGCCTGGCGGTGGTGGGGGCGCGAAGGCCGCGCCCAAGGGCAAGGCCCCCAAAGAGACCAAGCCAAAGGCACCGAAGGCACCCGCCAAAAAGAAGAAGGGGCAGCCCCCGCCAAAGGGCACCAAAGAGCTCTTGAAGGCGGCCGAGTCCGACAAGCGGCCCGAGGCCAAAGAAGCCCTGGACTTCCTTGCGCCCGTCATTCGCGAGCGCAAGGTAGAGTCCAATAAATCGAAGTATCAACGGTCTCAGTCCGAGGGTAAGCAGCAGAAGGATCGGTATACGAGCCGTGAGCAAATGCAGAGTCACGCCGAGACCGTGAGCCGCTACTACAATGCGCTCGGGCGCTACGCGCGCACGCACGGGGATGAGCGCGCGGCCATTCGCTACAACAACGCATTCTTGCGCGCGCGCAACCTGGCCGCCGGTGGCAAGGGCGTGTTCGTCGGAGCAGACTCTACGCGCGAGTTTGAATGACCGTCTACGTGGCCGCGCTGTATCGTCGACTGGGGCGGCGCCCGCCTGCGCCCGGCCCCGCGCGCGAGCGCCCGCCGGCGGTGACGTTGTTCGAGGCCGCCTACTACCGACGCTTGCGTCAGTTCCTGGCGATGTGGCGCGATCGCCTGGAACACGAGATTAGGGGCGACCTTCCGCGGCGCGCGGATGCATCCACCCCCGATGACTTGGCCAAGATCTGGGACCAGCTCCTGGACGCCTCGGGTATCTCGCAGTACTTGGGCAAGCTCCACGGTGAGCTCGACTCCAAGGTCGCGAGCTATACCCAGCGGGTGACGAAGCTCCCGCCCGGGCTCGTGGCTTCGCAGGTCCGCCGCGAAGAGTTTCTGCGGACCAACCTGGCGCTGATCAAGGGCATGCGGGATGACCACCTGACCCAGCTCGGGGATATCCTCCGACCGGCGATCACGGCGGGTCAGCGCTGGGAGGGGATCGCGCCGCAGATCGAGGAACGCCTGGGCGTAACGCAGAGTCGCGCGAAGTTGATCGCAGTGGACCAGGGGGGCAAGCTGAACTCCCAACTACCTGAGGACCACCAGCGCGCGGCGGGGATCACGGAATACACCTGGAGCACATCCAAGGACGGCGCCGTCCGCGGCCCGCCGAAGTCAAAGGAAAACCACCGGGCCCTCGAGGGGACCCGGCACCGGTGGGACCAGCCCCCGCAAATCCCAGGCATCGAGGAGCACGCACACCCCGGACGCCGGCCGCGGTGCAGGTGCGTGGCCGTGCCTGTGATCCCCCTGTTCGACGGTGTAGACCTGTTCAGGCCCGAGGACCCCCGCTGACATTCTGCTACCTTTTGCAGCAGCTTGCTTGACGGGGCCTTAGGGCCGTGGGAATACGTGCGTTGTGGAGAGCATGGCCCAACACAACGCCTCGACCCAACCCCCCGGACCGGATGACGCCCGCGCCGCCGCGGCCGACCACGTGTTTAGCGAGGTCGAGGCGGACTCCTGGGCCGCGCGTACGCTCGCCACCCCCGAGGCCCGCGCTATCCTGCGCCGCCGGGACCGCCTCCCGCAGGTGGGCAAATGAAGCGCTCCCGGCCTAGGCCTAATTTAGGCGAAACCCGGGCGTACGTCCGCCCCCAGTTTGCCGAGATTGGGCAAACCTTCGAGGTTGTGCAGGTTTCCGACGGGCTCCAGATCCGGACCACATATGAAGTCACGGCCTCAGGAGAGTACTCCTGCACCGCAAAGATCGTGAACGTGGAGATCTCCAAGGACTGGCCCGATTTCTGATCCCGGGCTTCGTCCGCGGTCCTCTGCCCCCAGTGAGGTTTGACACCCCCAACGCCCCAGCGTAGGCTTGGGGTGTGCCCGCCCGTTTCGACTCCGTTCGGTTCGACGCCGCAACCCGCACCCCCTCCGGCGCGTTGCGTGTCCCGGCGGTTTTGACGCGGCCGGGCGTATTCGAATACACCGACGCCGCTGGCCAGACGATCCGCGAGTGGAGACCCGAGGAAGAGGTTCACCGCGCCGACGCCCTGGCCAGCCTGGAGGATGCGCCTGTGGTTATGGGCAAGCACCCCCGCGCCGGCGTGGACCCGCACAGCTACGGGGCTCTGACCGTCGGCCACGTCCGGGCCGGGCGCGTCTCCAAGGATCCCAAGACGGGGGGCGTGGCCAGCGAGCTCCAGGTCGGCCGCGCCGATGCGATCGCGGCTATCACGGCGCGCCGCGTGGGGGATATCTCCTGCGGCTACGACGTCCGGGTGGAGCAGACCGCAGGCGTTGTCCCCGAGGGGCGAGTGGACAGCGGGAAGCCCTACGATAGAATTCAGCGAGACATGATCTACAATCATGTGCTGATCCTCGAACCCGGCGGTGGCCGCGCTGGCCGCGAATGTTCACTCCGCCTGGACAGTGCGGACAATCAACTTTTTGACACCTCCCAAGGACCCGAGACCATGAAACTTTCCCTCGCCGTCGCCAAATTCCTCAAGGCCCAGGGCCGCGCCGACGCCGCTGACCAGACGGTCGACGGCGATGAGGCCGTCGTTCAAGCGGCCGTGACCGGTGCGTTGAAGTCCGCCGGCGAGGCGTTGGACGCCGCCCTCGCGCGTGCCGACGCGGCCGAGGCCAAGCTGGCCGCGATCGATGTCGCCAACGCCAAGGCGGCGCGCGAGGCCCTTGTGGCCAAGGCGCGAACGGTCCTCGGGAAAGAGTGGAAGGCGGATGCGGCGGACGGCAAGCCCCTCACGGATCGCGCCGTCAAAGAGCTCGTCATCGCCAAGGTGCTGCCAAGCATGCGGCTCGACGCCACGAAGGCCGACGCCTACGTGGACGCGACGTTCGAGCTCGCGTTTGCGCCCGCGACGTCCGCCAACAACGGCGCCACTCTCGTGGAGGCCCTGAACTCTGGCGCCACCCGCGGGGACTCCCACCAGGCTCCTCTCCCGGCAGCGAACACGGACCCCCGGACGATCGCAGACCCGATCGTGCGCGCGCGGTTCCTCCAGGCCCGTAGCTGATCCCCAGACCCTTTTTCTATAGAGACCCCACCCTCATGCAAACCTCCCAGCTCGCTCAGTTCCCCTCGGCCCGCGCGGGCATGATCGCCCGGCCCGGCGCGACCAACATCATCCACACCGACCGTATCGTGGAGACCGCGGCGATAGCTGCAGGCCTGTTCGTCACGGCCGGGTCCAGTGCGGACAAGGCCAAGCGCCCGTCCAGCGCGGCCGAGGTCCAGACCACCGGCCTCGGGTTTGCCGTGCTCGACACCACGAAGGGCGACAACGACACCACGTCCGAGTACGCGGTGGGCGACGCGATCGCGATTCTGGGTCAGGGCTACATCTGGGCCCAGTCCGAGGAAGCGCTCGCGTTCGGTGACCCCGTGTACGTGCGCCACACGGCCAACGGCGGTAACACGGTCCTCGGCAAGGTGCGCAATGACTCAGATTCGAGTAACTGCGCGCAACTCTACGGGTGCCGCGTGTTCCGCGCGTGCGCGTCAGGCGACCCCGTCCTACTCGAAGTCCTCCACGGCGCGGTTGCGGGCGCGACTGGCCCCACTGGTCCGACCGGCCCCACCGGCCCCACCGGCCCCTGATTCCCTGCTTTCTTAGCTTTTCTTCCACAGGAAACCACAATGCTTCAGCTCACTAACAACCCCGCGCACCTGGCCTCGCTCCAGGCAATCCTGGTCGCCATCGGCGTTACTGGTACCGAGACCCGCACGGACGCCGCGGGCGATACGCTGTTCCTCGCCCGCGAGCTGGAGCAAGTCTCGGCGACCTCCTACGACGTCCTGATCGACCCGATCATCGGCCGTCAGCTGGTCCCGTTCAACACGTCCGTCGACGAGGGCGCCGAGACCTACTCGTACGACATGTACGATGGTTTCGCGCTGGCCGAGTGGATCACGAACTATGCGAGCGCGGTCGGCCAGGCCGAGGTTTTCAAGACCCGATTCTCCGCGACCATGCGGGACATCGGCTCGCACTACCAATACACCTACCAGGACCTGCAGAAGGCGGCGTTCGCTCGCAAGCCCGTGGATCGCATGCGCGCCCTCAAGGCTCGCCAAGCGCACGAGCAGAAAATCGACGACGTCATTGCAGTCGGCGACACCGCGCGCGGCATCCAGGGCCTGACCAACTCCAGCAACATCCCGACGGTTGCGCCGGCGGTCGGTACCTGGGACTCGGCCACGTCCGGCGCCGATCTCATGAAGGACTTGGACAAGCTGACCGCGGCGATCGAGCAGGCGTCGGCCGGCAACTTCGTGGCAGACACCGCGGTGCTGCCGCTCTCCGTCAAGCCCCTCCTGCAGCAACCCTTCAGCGCCACGGACGCGCGTTCGGTCGAGAAGGTGTGGCTCGGGAATCAGCCCGCGAACGGCGTCAAAGCCATCAAGTACTGGAAGCGCCTGAATACCGCCTCCGCGAGCGGCGGCCCGCGCGCACTCGCCTTCAAAGGCGGGAACCAAGTCCTGGAATTTCTCCTCGCGTACGACTACCGCGAGCTCCCGCCCCAACAAGTCAACTACACCACGAAGGTGCTGACGATCGGCCGTCTCGGCGGCCTCACGATCCACTACGCCTTGGCAACGGCCAAGATGGATCTGGACGCCAGCCCGTAAGGAGCCGCCATGCGCTTCCGAGTGATGCACGGCAGGGACACGGTCCGCCTAACCAAGCGGGTCGGATCGTGCACCCTGCACCAAGACCTCCCGACGGGGCCTCTGTCCGTCGTGGAGGTCTCGCGGCCCGTTGCCGATCTCTACGCGGACGCCCTGGCGTCGTTGGTAGCGGCCGGCGCTCTGGTGCCGATGGATCTGCCGGCGCCCCGCGCGCCCGAGAAGAAGACCGGAGAGGAAAATGCCGAAAAGTGAACCGACGTACTCATTCGTGAATGAGGGCAAAGACTTCATTACGCTCCACAGTCCCGCCATGGGCGTGAAGCCGTGGCCCGCAAAGGGCACGTACCTTCGTGGTGACCCCGCCGAACCGGTCGAGGTCGACGGTGTCATCACCCTGACCGAGAGCGAAGTGGCTGACAGCGCGTTCGGGCGGGACCTCATGTTTTTCTTGAAGAACACCGCGTACAAGTGCCGCGAGGTCTGAGCGATGCTCGATTTGGCCGCGTTCCGTGTGCGCTTCCGCGAATTCGACAAGGTCCTGAGCGCCAAAGTCCAGGCTGCCCTCGATGACGCGGAGAAGCGTACGGATGCGGAGGTGTTTGGCGATTCAGCGGACCAAGCCCACGGCCTCCTCGCCGCCCACCTGTTGGCTGCAAACCCAGGCGGGCGCGAGGCGCGGCTGCAAGGCCCGCTGAACTCTGATCGTTCGTTCGACACTGTCTACTCCGCGGAGTTGGATCGCCTCAAGAACGAGTGCTGCGCAGGCGGCTGGATTACGCCCTAATGGCCCGCGTCCGCACCGTGGACAAGGGCGCGCGCGCTCTGCTGAAGCGCCTGGGGGAGAAGCCGCTGCGTGTAAAGGTGGGCGTGTTCGGTGACGTAGGCGCGCAGGCCGCGACCGACGGCAACGGCCTGACGGTGGGCGAGGTCGCCAACATGCCCGAGCACCACATCCCCGCAGGCGCCCCGCGCGCGCCTATCCGCCGGACCGTCGACGCTCACGAGAGTGAGATCCGAACGGCGTACAAGCGCGGGGCCGCGGCGGTGTTCAAGGGCCAGCTCACTGCACACCAAGCGCTCGACTTGATTGGCTTCAAAATCGTTGGTTGGATCCAGCAGGAGATCGCCAACGGCATCGCGCCACCGCTCAGCGCGAGCTACCTCCCGCGCAAGCTCAGGAAGTACCCTGGCGCCACTGTTCCGTTGATCGCCAGCGGCCAACTGCGCCGTTCGTACGCGCACGCGGTGGTGCCCGCGGACGAGGTGGACTGATGGCCGCACTCGACGTGCGTGCGATCTACACCGGGCTCGCGTCCCTGTTCGTGGACCTATCCGGACTGCGACTCGCTGGCGATGCCACCGGCGAGTTCGAATTCGCCCCGGACGACCAGCAAGCCGAAATCTCCTTCGAGATTTTCGGAATTGTTGGCGTGGGCACGGATGAACTCCGCAGCGCGTACGATCCCGACGCCGTGATCGAGGGCGACACCTACGAGCCGGACCCCGACAACCCGGCGGCGCGCCTGGGTGGGTTCGTCGACACGGTTTGCGGCAATCGGCGCGTGACGATCGTGGTCAAGGTCGAGTGCGACTTCCAGGACGTCACGGCCCACCCGTACCTGGAGGCCATCCGAGACAAGCTGGAATTCCCCAGTTCTCAGGATCGCCTGGACTTGATCGGCCTGTCAATCGCCCGGATCTCGGCCAGCCGAAATTGCTCCTACGAGGTCGACGGCCACGCGGTCTCCAGCTGGGCGTTCGACCTGATCTGTACGGCGGGCACTTCGGTGTCCGATGCCCCCATTACGACCATCGAGGTCGTGGACTCGGAGCTCGTCAGCTCGTAGACTTGAGGAACTCATCATGGCCCTGAACGACTATTCCAGTGTTAGCACCTCGGCCCAGGGCCCATCCCTAACCCAGGTGGGGTTCGGAACCCTCGGGATTCTGGCCTACACCACGGCCTTCGCCGAGCGGTCCAAGGTCTATGAGGACCTGGACGGTGCCGCGGACGACTATGACACGACGGACCCGATCTATCTGGCCCTGCAAGTGGCCTTCGCGCAGGACCCTCGGCCGCCGTCGGTCAAGGTGCTGAGGATGGCCAACGCGCCGGTGTTCAACGTGAAGGTCACGCCGATCGCAGTGGACTCGGCGCAGTACACGCTGACCGTGGTCAGCGCCGGCAAGGCGGCGGTCACGGTCTCGGTTACGGCGGACTCCAGCGCGACCGTGGACGAGATCTGTGACGCCCTGGAGACGGCCCTCGAGGCCGCGCTCTTCACGTCGATGGGCACGTCCGCTACGTCCGTGGTGGTTGGCACCGGGGCCAAGACCTTTACGACCCAGGCGGGCCTGCACTTCCCCGTCGGCTCGACCGTGATCGCGTCCAGCGCGCTCGGCGCGGACAGCATGACCGGTACCGTGACGTCCTACTCGGGGACCACGTTGGTGATGGACGTGGCATCCGTCGTCGGCGCGGGGACGGATACGGACTGGACGTTCTCCCAGTCGGACGTGGTGGTTACTCCGGACGGCGGCACGGCGACCTATCTCAGCCTCACGGCCGCGGCCGGCATCTGGTTTGCCGTCAGCGGGTGGTCCACGGACCGGCTCAAGGTTGAGGACCTCACGCCAGACCCGGGCGTGGCCGCGGACCTCGCAGCGATCCGCCAGGCGGACGACGCCTGGTACAACCTGAGCTCAATCTACGATTCACGGCTCATCCAGGAAAAGATCTCGGACTACATCGAAACGATCGATGCGGAGTGCGCGCATGCATCCGCAGATTGGCAGATGTACGATTCGGGCTCCAGCGCAGATATCCAATCGATCCTTGCGGCCAAGTCCTACAAGCGCACGCTGGTCTATGCCAAGCGCAACATGGGGACTTTCGCGGGCGTCGGCGGCCTCGCCGAGCGGATCACGTCTGATCCCGGCACGGGCCCGGACGCCGGCGGCACCTACCACGCGAAGACGATCGCCGGTGTATCCGTGGACACGTGGACGCCCACCGAGAAGGCGAATCTGCGGACCAAGGGATATTGCCTGTACATGACCACGGCAGGCCTGAACCTGACCCTCGGCAGTGAAACCCCGGCGGGTGATTTCTTCGATTACACGCGCTTCAATGATTGGTTCCGAATCCGCCTCCAGGAGTATTTCGTACAGATTCAAGCCAACAACGGGCGCATCCGGTTCGACCGCATCGGCCTCGCGTTGGTCGAGACCGCGGCCAAGTCCCGGCTGTCCGCAGGCATTCGTGCAGGCGGTATCGCCCCGGAGCACCCCGAGACTGGCGAGCCGCCCAAGGTGGTGATGCCTGCGATCTCGGACGTGTCATCCGGTGACCGCGCCGACAGACGGCTCGGCGGCGGTGGCGTGAAGGTCTATTACACGTACGTCGGCGCGATTCATTTCATCGACTCCACCGTAACCGTCACCCTCTGAGCTTAAACCATGTCCTTCCACCGATACGACCCCAAGCGCCACACGTTCATTTTCGGTCTGGTTCCGATCAGCGGTTTCGGCGAAAATGCGATGTGGACCATCGAGGAATCCGGCCCGTTGTACACTCTGAAGACCGGCTGCGACGGCGATCACTCGAGGTCGAAGAACCTGGCGCGCTCCGCGTTGATCACGGTCTCTTTGATGAATACGTCCCTCAGCAATGCGTATTTCTCGGGCATCGTCGAGGCCGGCTTGGCCTCGGACGGCGGCTCGGACGTGGTACCGGTCTTGGCCAAGGATGGCAACGGAACGTCCGTGTTCGTCGCCGGCCAGTCCTGGATCGAGGAACGCCCGAAGCCCACCAAGGGTAAAGAGGCGACCGAGAACGAGTGGAAAATCCGGGCCATCGATTACACGTTCTTCGAGGGCGGCACCTGATCGCTCGCGCGTAGCACTACGGAGGCCGCACCATGGCAGAGTTGATGAAGACCCAGCACGTTCTCGTGGTCGGGAACGCGACGTATACCATTGGACTGGTCCGCGCGACGGACGGCCTGCGCGCGGGCACAGCACTGTTGCGCGCGGCCGGGCCGGGCCTCGAAGGCCTGCGCGGCGGGTTCATGACCGCGATCGGCGCGCTGTGCAGGGACCCGGCGCTAGAGACCACGCTCCTACAGCTGTGCCAAATCCTGTCGCCCGCGACCAAGGTGCAGGTGGGGGATCAGTCGGTATCCCTGGACCTCGCGTTCGAGGAGCACTTCAAAGGGAACTACGGGGCCCTGCTGAAATGGCTGTCCGCTGCCGTGGAGCTCAACCTCGAAAGTTTTTTAGACGAGCTTTCAACCCTGTTTCAGCGGGCGAAGGACGAGGTCTCCAACCTTTCAGCCCGCCAACAGACTGCCGAGAAGACTGGGCCATCTGGCGGATAGCCACATCCGGCCGGTTCCGCGAGACCTACGACCAGGCGGATGCGATGGGTCTGGACTGGGTCTTGCGCGCGAACGACGTGATAGATGCCCTGGCGGCCCACGAGCAGGCCCAGGCCGAGGCCCGCGCGGCCGAGCGCAGTACGTGGTAGGCTAGACCGTGGCCCTTCGAGAAGTGTTTGCCAAATTCGGCTTTGACTGGGACAAGTCCAAGCTGGAAGAGGCCGATCGCGGCGTGGACGGACTGGTCCACAATCTGAACGCCGTGGCAGGCGTCCTCGCCGGTGGTGCGATCATCGAGGGGATCAAGCGGTTCGCCGAACAGCTGGACGTGTTCGACGACTTGTCCGCGCAGACCCACGTGGCCACGGACCAGCTGCAGGAGCTGGGTTACGCGGCCAAGATCTCGGGCAGCTCCGCCGAGGAAATGTTCGCGGCCCTGAGCCTTCTGCAGAAAGGTCTCGGACGCGCGGACAGCGCCACGAGTCCGCAGGCCAAGGCGCTGAAAACCTTGGGAGTGGCGACCAAGGACGCCGCCGGCAACGTGAGGGATCTGGACGATCTTCTCCCGGACATTTACGAGAATTTCGCCGGCCTGAAAACGCAGGCCGACAAGGCCGAGGTCGCGGTAGCGCTGTTTGGCCGCGCCGGTGTGAAACTTATCCCGACCTTGGAACGCGGCAAAGAGGGCTTCGAAGCCATTCACGACGAGATCGAGGCGTTCGGGGGCGTGGTCGGAGAAGACACGATCGCTCAGGCCGGCGAATTCCGTGACAACTTGGTGCGCCTGGATACAGCCTTTTTCGCCCTGAAGGGTCGACTCGCTGCCGCGGTGTTCCCGCAGTTGTCCAAGATCGTGACCGTGTTTGGTCATGGCGTAGGACGGATTGCGGATTTCGTCAAGCAGACCACCCTGGCGCAGAACGCAACTACCGCCCTGGGCCTGGCGCTAAGCGGGAAGCTGGCCGGTGCGCTCGCACCCTACGTCGGGAAAGGCCTGAAATTCGCGGGCATCATGGGCGCAATCGATGATCTGCTGGCGTTCCTGGACGGCCGCGGATCGTTGATCGGCGAGTGGTTGGACATCGCTTTTGGTCCAGGCAGTCAGGAGAAAGTCCGTACCTGGGTGAATGCGTCAATTGCCGAATTCGCCCGGTATAGCGCCAGTGCGAAAGAAACGTTCGCCGTCATCGAGGATGATAACGCCTCGCTCTGGTCAAAGGCCCTGGCCTCAATGGCGGGCATGCTGCGTGATGGCGCGCGGGGATTCCCGATCTTCGTGAACTCGCTGCGTGTGTCAATGGCCCAGCTCGACGTGGATTGGTCGATGTGGGTCCTAGGCCTGGAAAACAGGTGGAATGCCTTCATTTCGAATCTGGCGCTGCCTGACTTCGTGAAGAGTACACTCCAGATCGATACCAGTGGCGCTGCCGAGGACGCGCAGGCGCACCAGCACAGACTCGCCAAGGTGCGGAACGATCTGGAGGCCGCGCACCTGGGTCAAGAGTCGCCGCAATTGGGCACGCCCGGGCGTACGGAGCGGGTGGGCCGCACCGTCTCTGCCGCAGAGTCCGCCGCATTCTCGGTCTCGGCAAAGGCGCCTACGTTGCTTATCCCGGGCGCGGACACGATCGGACCCGTACGCCCGGGTGTCGAGGGGCGCGCCACCATTGCGCCCCCGACTGTGGAGAACCGATCGGCGTCAACTAACTTCGTGCAAATCAACACGCCGATCACGGTGCAGGTCCCCACCGGCACGTCAGCGCAAGTTATCAAACAGGCCGGCGCCGCCGCGGTGTCCGCTATCCAAGGGGAGCGCCGCGCTGCGCTGCAGGCGCTGCAGGCCGTTGCACCCACGCCGGGGACGCCGTGAGAAAACTCGAAGATCTTCCGTATCTGGAGTGGCAGCCCGAGGCATCGGGAACGCAGCGGCTCTATGCCGATCTGTGGGAGCGCGACGAGCTAAACGCGGACGCCGCGATCACATCATTCGCCGTCGAGGACGGGAGTTTGGTCAGTGACCACTACGTGCCGGACCCCATCATGTTCAAGGCCACTCTGTTCTTCAGCGGCAGCCCCGTGCGCGGAGACCTCGACAAGAACCACCCCGGAGCGGTGGACACTGTCAGTCTGGACATTCCGGAGTACCCGCAAGAGTTTTCAATTCGTGGCGGCCTGCAGGCCCTGGGCATCCTACCCGGGCCAACGGTGCCGGACACGGTGCAGGCGCTGACGTTCGCGAGTCCGCCGGGGCGCCTGCGGGAGGTCCTGAATCAGCTCCTGGAACTCCGCGCCGCGCGCACGCTTCTCACGGTCGGTTCATCGACGATCCGGCTCGAGTCAATGGCGCTGAAGCATATCGGACTGGGGCGAACGCCCGAGGACGGAGACTCCGGATCTATTGAGTTGGAGTTCCAGCAAGTTACGTTCACATCCTCCGATACGGCCGTGGCGCTGCCGCTGCCCGCGCAGCCACGCGCGCAGGCGCCAAAGGCCGCCAACGCCGGCGGCGACAAGCCAATCCCCGAGGGGCCACAGAACTCCGCGCTCAAGGCTCTCAAAGACAAGCTGTTCGGGTCCAACTCATGATCGAGTTAGCACTACTCCAGGGCACCGCGTTCTACCGCAAGCGCGTCGAATTCGACGGGTCGACGTTCCTGCTGGATCTCGCGTGGAACGCCCGTGCGGGCTCGTGGTACCTCAGTCTTTTTGACGCGGCCGAGACTCCGCTGGTGGTGGGCATAACTGTGGTACCGAATCGCCCGCTACTGAAGCGGTTCCGGGCCACGCCAGGAATGCCGGCGGGAGACCTCGTGGCGTTCGACCTCACGGAAACGATCACCAAACCGGGTTATGACGAGCTGGGCCCGGTGGTGTCTCTGGTGTACGTCGAGGCCTCGGAGATCGCGTAATGGGCACCTTATCCAAGCGATTTCTGGAAGTCCAGGTGGGCGAGATTCTCATCCGCGGGGCCGGTCCGCCGGCGCTGCGCGTGACGTTCAAAGCGACCAAGACGCTCAAACCCGATCCGAATTCTTGTGACATCACGATCTACAACCTATCCCCGTCGAACCGCGCAGCGTTGACCAAGCTGTCCAAGCCGGTAATCTCCCTCACGGCTGGGTATCAGGACGACAAGACCCAGATTTTCTATGGGCAGGCCGTACACGTCCAACACGAGCGCGTCGACCGCGCCACGATCGCGACGACGATCAGCACCACGGACGGCGGGGACAAGCTACGCACGGCGCGCGTCCACCAGAGTTTCGGCGCGCGCACCAAAACGGGTGACGTGCTCCTG